TAGACGGCATACCCCCGCCGCAGATACCGATCACACATCAGCTTGTGTATGTGCCTTTCCAGATCGCGACGAGTCCAACCCTTGGCCAGGTAGTGGTCTTCGATAACGTGCCAGAACTCCAGTTTACGGGCGGACTCAATAGCCTTTTTTGCCGGGACACGCTCCCGCGCGATCAGGCTCACGAACTGGCCGAGAAACATCTCGCAGTTACGCCCGCTAAAGCCCTTGGCGGTCTTGTAATAGCGCCGGTACTCGGTGCGCTCGATCAGCGGATCGCACTCGACCTGGACGCGGGCGTCTTGGCTGATCAGGCTCCAGAAGGGATCGTAGACCGCCGTCCGGCTCAGCAGCTTGAAGCTTTCGCAGGCGTAGTTCCACAGTCCTTGCAGATGCGGGCAGAGGCCCTCATAGGTGCGGCAGCCAATGACCTCCCCCGAGGCCATACGCGAGCCTTCGGAGAATTGCTGGACGATGGAGTGATGGAAACGGAATTCGAGCCGCCACACCGTTTCCAGGGGGTTATAGGCCGGGTCGCCATCGCCGAACGGATCCCCGTTCAGGGTGGCCCACACGCTTTCCCAATAGTCGAGCTTGTCGGTGGCCCGAGCCTGGAGGGTCTTGTTATAGATCGACAGTTGCAGGCCGTTGGCCGAGCCGAACATGTACGTCTCGCCACGCCCGTAGACCGAGGCGTTGCCGTCGAATTCGATCCGCTCGATCCCGCTGATCTGGCGTACCCGACGCGAGCGGCAATGCATGCGGTCCACCAGATCACGAGGCGGTTTCCAGCCCTGTACGTCCAGGGCGATGTGCACAGCGGCTTGGTTGGTTTCGCAGTGACTCAGCACGGCAGCGGCCAAATCATCCAGCACGCCCTGGAGGATGCGCGGATCGGCGCCATCGAGGGCGTGAGGCGATACCTCGATCTTGAGGTGCGAGCCAATGGTGTCGACCTTGATGTTGTGGTTCTTGATTAGCAGGATCAGACCCATTTCAGCGTTCTGCAGGCGGTACTGATAGCCGGAGTCGCGACCGATGCGGCCCTTGGACCACTCGTAGCCGGCGAACTCGACCACATCCACCGAGAGGTCAAACAGCGCCATGACTTCCGGGCGCAACTTGCCGTTGTACAGCTGCCGCACCGTATCCACGCCGCACCGCAGAATGCGCACGCCTGACAGGTCGGTAAATTGAGCCGTGGTATCGTCGAAGAACAACCGCCCTTTCGGGCTTTCCAAGACCTGACCGTCCGACTCGATACTGACGCGAATTTGATGGCTGATTTTCTTCATCTTTAACGATCCAAATTGGTACGAATTGAAACCGCAATAGGTGGCTTATCTGACGTGTTACAGGGGCGTCGGCCGCGCCTTCGGCCTATCGCTCATGCCTTGCGCTCCCGGCCGGCGGCGCGGCCCGCCCCTCATGGCGGCACCCCTACCGCCGCTAGCGCCGTCATCACCGTCCACCAGTGATGCAGCGCCCAGCCCATCGCCACCGGGACGAGGAATTCCCAATCGATCATTTCTGCCTCCAGGGCCGCGAGGCGTATTCGGAATCGGGAACGATGGTCAGCGGCGTCTGCCCCTTCGGCGAGGCGCCCGCAGAGGCGGCGACAGGCGCTGCCGGAACGATGCTGGCCACCGCGCCGGCCTGCCTCCCGGCACAGGTGACGGTCTGTTTCCAGTCCTCATAGCGAAGCTCTACGACGCACTCGCCCTTGGGCGTTACCCGGTAGCCGGAGCCGATCAGTTGCCAGCTGGTGAGTTCCAGGCGCCGGCCCGTGGGATCCTCCAGGGCGAACAGGTAAATGTCGCCCCGCGACTTGCGGTAGGCGTGGGCGAGGATGGAGATCCGCCGATCGGCGAAGGGATGGGCGTTCAGATCAACAGGCGCAGCAGCAGGCCCATCAGGTACAAGCCCAGGAGGAAGAAAGCTATTCGCAGTAGGACGCGCTGGAGCAGCCACAGCAGCGGGCGCAGCAGGGGCTTGAGCAGGGTCGCCAGGAGCGTCGGCAGGAGTCGCAGCAGCCGGAGCGCCAATCGTGCGCAGAGGCCCCATATACCAGACAAAGCCAATAGTGCCGGCCAGCAATGCCAGTAGAAGAACCAGCTTAGGCGACCGGAAGAGGCTCTTGCCGGCCTTGGTGTCCTGGGCCTTGCCGGTGGCCGTGGACTGGTAGAGGGCGAAGGTCTGCTTTCGGATCCGCTTGTACTCGATGATGGTGCCATCGGCGGGCGGACGGTTGAGTTGGGCGTCATGCTGGGCCTCCTTGTAGCGGCCAGGGATGCCGATCACCGCAAGGTTGGAATGCTTGTAGGCCATCTCGCAGGTCATGCGGATATCGTCGCGGATGTAGGAGATGTTCGGCGTGGTGAGGACAATGTCCCAGTTGAAATGCCGGTGCCGAGTCCAGGCGTCGAGCCAGCCCATGGGGCGGTCGGCCGCGTGGGCCGCTTCCGGTCCACCGGGGTAGTCGAAGCGCTCGAGGTCTTTTTCCCGCCAGGACTTGGGAAACAGCAGTTGGGTTTCGTCGAAGATCAGGAAGGCCCCGCGGGGCGCCCACTGAAACCACGTGCGCATCTTTTCGAGGTCTTCCAGCGACTCCAGATCGAGGTTGATGATTTCCGCCGTGTTGGGCAGGTCCGGGAAGACCTGATAGGCCCGCTCCAGGGTGAAGCCGCGCACGTTGGTGATGATCACCCGCCCGTCTTTCAGCGCGGGCACGGCGTCATCCTGGATTGCGCCGGAGGTCTTGTAGGAGCCATTGGGGCCGTGATGGATCTTGATCGACACGGATCACCTCCCAATGAACGGCACGAAGCGCATGCAGAAGCGCGTCGCCGCCGCGACCATGATGATGTTCAGCGCCTGCGGCACGCCGAAGAAGGCCAGCCCCGCCGCAATCGGCCCCGGCAGCGCGGCGTACATGCTGCGGATCATCTGCGGCACGCCAAGGCTGTCGATCAGTTCGCGGGCGGCGGTGTAGCTGACATCGATCAGCAGGATCAGGGTCTGGAGCGCGGCGTACATCGACGCCTTGGTGGCGACCACCAGTCCGTCGCGCACGAAGTCATAGATGCCTTGGGCGAAGAAGTCCCAGATCCACTGGAAGAAGGCGATGATCTGATCGAGAAAACCGGAGAGCCATTCCATAGGGTCAGTCCTTCAGCAGAATGAGGGCGGCGATCAGCGCGGCCATTAGCAGCAGCGCCACGCGCAGGCTGGAGAGTTGGCCGGCGTAGTCGGAGATACAGAGGGAGTAGGACTTGCCCCAAATGGTCATGGACTCGCAGGGCAGCTGCCCGCCGCCTTCCGCCAGGTTGAGGTCGAAGGCGCCCTTCATCTGATCGACGTTGGCCTTCACCTTGGTCTTGAGTTCTTTCTTGGCTTCCTCGACCTTCTTTTCCCAGGTGGCGATGGCGTCATCCCAGGTGCCGGGCGTGGGTTCCTTGAGTTCGCCGCCGGGGCCTTCGGGGCCGGTGGAGCAGTTCTCTTTCGCCGGGTCGCAGGTGCCGTTGCCATCGCCGCCCGTGCCGCTGCCGTCACCGTCGCCGCTACCATCGCCCCCGCCGTTGCCGTCTCCTCCCCCGCTGCCGTCGCCGCCATTGCCGGTGCCGCCGTCGTTGCCGCCGCCGTTGTTGTCTCCACCGCCATTGCCATCGCCGCCGCCGTCACCGCCCGGCGTGGTTGGGTCGGTTGGATCCGTGGGATCGGTCGGGGTCTTGACGCAGGTAGTCCCCGACCACGACCAGCCGGGCGGGCAGCCGGGGTCGTTCGGGTCGGAAGGATCGGTGTTCGGAGTGTCGGGCGGGTTCAGCGAATCGCCGGTCTGGGAGAAGGTGTAGGAATCGGCACCGCAATTCTGTCCGGTGCCCTTGAGGATGTAATTGCAGAAGCCGGTCGTGGTGGAGCCTTTGACCAGATAGCAACTGGCCGGGCTGGGATTGCCGCCATACTCACAGCTTTGATAGCAGGCGGTCGGGGCGCCGCCGTCACCGACATAGTTACGGCCTCCCGAGGTAACTACGGGCGAGTCCGGGCCCTTGGCCGGGAACAGTTCGCCTTCCTTGCATTCTTGCGGCTTAGGCTTACACTCGCCGCTTTGATTATTGTATTCAGTGTCATCTGGGCAGGAGTCACCATACCGGCCTATAGAAGCGCCGACCTCACCAACAAACTCGCCTTTGTCAAAACGTTTCAACGAACAGCTAAATTCCTCATCAGAAATACGCCTCAAAAAATTAAGCGAAAAGCTGTACTCGCCGCCCTGAGACTGAAAATAGGCCAGCACCGCTGAACACCCCTCACCAGGCGAGCCAAACGGCTTGTCACGCAAACGGTCGATGCCATTAACCTGCCACCAAAAGAATTCAGCACTGGCCACGGGATGCCACAACAGCAAGAACAGCAGACCCAGCAGCGGAAGAAGTCGGCCAAGGCCGGAACGTGCGTTGTTACTCATCCAGTCACCCATGAAAAAGCCCCCTGCCGGAAACTCCGGAGGGGGCTTCCGCCTCGGTCTGTTCGGTTAGAAGAATTCGCCGGTCCGGTACCCGGTGATGAAGGCGCCGGCGAAGAACGCCCCCAACCACACCGACCAGAGCACCCGTTACGCCTTGCGCAACATGCTGTAGATCAGGCCGGCAACGGCCAGGATCACCAGGGCGCCGACGATGTAGCCGCCAATGGCCTTCATATCGCCCTGACCATCGGTGATCGCCGATTCCACCGCGCTGGTGTCGATCACCCCGGCGAAGGCCGGCAGCGAAGTCGCGGCAGTGACGGAACCGGCGATGCACAGGTTGCGGAACGAGGCGACCGGGCTGAACTTGGCGATGCGTTGCTTCATTGCTTTCATGGTGTTTCCTCTCTACTTGGCTTTACGAAGAAGTGACGCGACCCAGCCAATCAAAAGCCCCGTCACGAACGATCCCAGGACGCCAGCGGCACCGATGCCAAAGGCTTCCGGGGAGAAACCACCGTTGACCAGGATGTCCACGTATCCAGCGGCCTCGGGCGGAATCAGGTAGGCCTGTTGCCATGCGAGTTCGCGACACGCCATGAAGCCCTCGGGGGTCGAGGTCCACGCGGTACACACCTGCACAGCGACAACGCCTGACATAGCGATCAGTCCTCAAACAGCCAGGGAGGCCGCTAGGCCGTCGATCCAGCCCCAGGCGTAGCCGGTGGCCAGACCTACCGCGAACAGCGAGAGATAGCGGAGCATCGCGGCCTCCTACGGCTTACGCCTTGGCGTCCGGGGACTTGTCTTGTTTGTCCTGGCCCTGCGGCTGCTGGGCCGGGCGCGGGGCTTGGGCCTGCGCTTGCGGGCGGGCCGGGGCTTGGGCGGTCGGCGCCATCGGCTTGCCACCCACCGCCAGCAGATCCACAAGGACCTGGGTATTGGTGATCCGGCCGAAACGGTCTTGGGTCGGGCGGACCACGCTGGCGAACTTGCAGAGCACCGGCTGGCCTTCGAAAACGATGGCGTCCAGCAGGGTCGGCTCGATGTTGTATTCGCTGATCTCGAAGCCCTTGGCGTTGCCACGGGCACCTTCCGGGATCGGGGCGATGGACTGGACCGAGGCGTAGATTTCCCCGGTCTTGGTCGAGGTATAGGTGTCGGTCTTGGTGACCCACAGTTCGACGACGCCGCCTTGGGTTGCAAACATGTTCATCGGTGTTTCTCCTTCAATTCGCCTTTTTCGGCGTGAGTTGTCCCGCTGCTGCAAATTCGGCTGTTTCGCCTTCATTCAGCGGTGTTGGGTGAAAGTGATGTGTGGGGCGATCCCTTCGGGCCGGGCTCTATTCGCTAGCGAACCAAGCCAACCACGGGTGTTCGTCTCGGCCCATCCGGGTAACGATCCCTATCGCAACGTCGTCTCCGACGGCCAAGGGGAACGCTTCCCCTTGGAACCCGCAGAGCAACACCAAGGGCTCTGCCCTTGTCATCCCGCTCTTGCCGCCGAGGGCTCGGGAGCGCGGGGCGGAGAAGCTGCCCCACACTCCCCAGCGGAGGCTGTTTCAGGGGGGAGGCGTTCAAGGGTGCGCTGCGCCCGTGCTTCCGTTCGCCGAAACGGTGAAGCTGTTCCGACGAGCCGGGAGCGCGGCCCTTGACCGGATCGGCCACGGTGCGGGCGGCCTGGATCAGGCAGAGCAGGAGCAGCGCTTTCAGGGTGTTAGCGAGCATGGTTCAGCCCTCCAGTTGGAATGCTTCGCGCACGGGCACAAAGGGCGTGGGTTTCCCGCTGTCGTACACAACGTGCCAGTACTTCGGCGGACGCCGGGACGGGTCGTGTTTCGCGCAGAAGGAACGGGGACGGCAGAGCCAGCGGCCATCTTCCAGATAAGGCAGCCCAGGGGGCCGGCAGTCCGGACACGGCGACGGGCTGTGCAATGGGATGGCCTGCCTTGCGGACCAGCACACAGAGCAGGCGCAGTCCGGGGCGTGGGTTTGGCGCAAGTAATTCGGAGACGACATGGTCAGCTTCCTCCTTATCTTGGCGAGCACGGCCCCAGGCGAGAGCTTCAACCCGCAGGTCGGCCAGATAGGATTCTTCCGGCTGGGAGAGGTAGCCAGCGTCCATGAGGCCATCGATCAGCATCAGGGCGCGGTCGAAGGGTTCGCTGGGATGCTCTGCCGCGTGCAGCAGATAGCCCTCAACGAAGCTCAGCAACGCGTTAATCGGGTTGCTCGACAGAACGCGCGCTACCTCAGCGCCTTCAAAGCTCTGCTCAACACGGAAGACCAGTTCAGCATTCAGGGAACGCATAGAGGCCTTGGCAGCCTGTTCAACCCGAGCGCGAAGGGCTGGAGGCATACGGAGCTTGAATTGCGGATCGGTGCGGCTCATGCCGACCACTCCTGTTCCAGCAGCCAGGTACGCAACAGCGCACTATTCACCATGCGCAGCTTTCCGAGCTTCACGGACGGCAGCACACCCCGGTAAACCCAGGCACGGGCAGTGCCGTAACTAATGCCGTTACGCTCCGCCCACCGTTCGATGGACTCCACATCCTGTTGCGGCCCTATCAGGGCGCCGGGGTTAAGCTCTTCCAGTTCCAT